GGGCAGAGCGTGAACATTGAGCCCACACAGGTGGTGGAGATTGAGAGCGCCCCGGGGATCGACGACATCCGCAAGATCGCCATGCCCGTCCCCTTCAACCCACCCAACGGCGTGCTGCTGCAACTGCTTGGCTGGTTGACCGATGCTGCTAAAGGTGTGGTCACGACCGCCGAAGAGAAGATCGCCAACGTCAACGCTCAGGCACCCGTAGGTACGACTCAGGCTCTGATCGAGCAAGGCTCAGTCGTGTTCAGCGCGATTCACGCACGCTTGCATGACTCGCAGCGTCGCGTGCTCAAAGTGCTCGGTCGCATCAATCGCTTCTATCTTGATGAGCAGCAGACTGACGACATCATGGAAGATCTTGGCGTCAAGAGCGAAGACTTTGAGAAGAACACTGACGTCATCCCAGTCTCAGACCCTCACATCTTTGCAGAGGCGCAACGCTATGCACAGGTTCAAGCTTTGGCAGCACGCGCTCAGGCTCGCCCTGATCTGTATAACGCTATTGCTGTCGAGAAGCGTATTCTGAAGCAACTGAAGATCCCTGACATCAACGAGGTGTTGCCAGATCCAGCGAATGTGCAGGAGATGAACCCAGCGCTTGAGAACGTCGCCATGACGCTTGGTAAGCCCGTTGGCGCGTTCCCGTCGCAAGATCATATGGAACACCTCAAGGTTCATTTGTTGTACGCCCTAGACCCTGTATACGGCGGCAATCCGATCATGGCTCCAGTCTTCATCCCAAACGCGCTCGAGCACATCAAGCAACACTTGACACTGTGGTATTTAAACCACATGGACACCTATACCAGTGCGGCACTTGGTCGTCCGTTCAACGTGCTCAAGGTCGAGCCGATCATGCGCGAGGCGCAACAGCTTCTTGGGGCTGCGGCACAGCACGTTCGCATTGATGCGCAAGAGCAACTGATGCCGATCGTTCAATCGATTCAGCAGATGATGCAGGTGATGATGCAGATGAAGGCTCAAATGCAGCCGCAGGATCCAAACGTGCAGGCTCTCGTTCAGACTCAAATGGCTGAGACTCAACGTAAGGCTGCAAACGATAAGTCTCGTATTGAGTTTGATGTTGCCAAGCTCGCTGCTGACGTTCAAGCTAAGCAAGAGAAGAACGTGGCTGATGAGCAAATCAAAGGCGCAGAGATCACTCAAGATATCAGCTTGATGACGCTCGAGCAAAAGCACGAAATGGAAAAGCAGCAGCAGATGCAAATGGCGCAAGCCCAGCAGGCTGAGCAAGCTGCACAACAAGAAATGGCTATGGCTCAACAGCAGGCTCAGCAGCAAGCGGCACCTCCGCAACAAATGCCACCTCAACCTAATCAAGGGATTTAATCATGGCAAAGTCACCAAAGAAAATGGCAATCGGCGGTAACGCCTCTGGATACCGCGACATGGCTTACATAGAAGGGCGAGATTTCCCTGTGGGCGGTAATGAATCAAATAATTATTTGATGCCTAAGCGCTCAGCGCTCGATATGGCTGCTGATAACGCATCTGCGGAAGCCACCATGAATGCGGAGATGCGTCGTCGTGGTCAGAATGCGATGGGTGTATCGCTGGGTACGCTCGACGGCGTGCCGGGCGACTCCTCCTACCAACAAGCCGCATTTGATAGAGGCAACATAGACAACAACGGCTTTACCAGCGCCAAGAAGGGCGGCAAGGTCGTTAAACCAGAGAAGGGTAAGAGTGCCAAAAGCAACGACTGGCATGGGTTCGGTGGTAACAAAACTGGTAAAAACAATCACGGCTTTTAAAGGAGCTAAAAATGTCTGAAGCAATTTCGCAACACAAGAAGATGGCAATGGGTGAGTCTGTGCCTTTGGCTGCTGGCAAGGGCGTCATTCAAAAATACAAGAACGGTGGCTCGATTGCTGAGTCAAAGGCTGCAAACCTACCTGTTCGCGGCTCAGCGCCCCCACCACTCGCACGCCCTGCAAAAGGTGAGGCAGGCAAGATCGCCACGATGAAGAGAGGCGGAGCCATGCCAAAGCGTAACGCAATCGACATCGTAATCGCAATGCCGATGAAAAAAGCTGGTCGCGGCAGATGAATGGATACTCGTATCTGATCAACAGCATCAAGGCTGAGCAGGCAAAAATTGCTCAGTCGCTTGTTGATGGTCACGCAGTGAATTTCGAGACGTATCAACGTCTGGTTGGGCAACATCAAGGGCTTGAACTAGCTCTGGACGTGCTCAACCGTATGCTCGAAGAAGAGGCAGGTCGAGAAGTGTAAGAAAAGAGGGTAGATCCACGGATCCACCCTCCAAACCCGCGCCGAATGGCGCTTTAAATAGGAGTGTCGCATGACGCTTGATGAAGCATTTCCAGCAGTAGACGCAGGTGCCGTACCATGTGGTGCCAGAATCCTTGTGCAGTGGCGCATGACCAAGGAGACGGTGACAGAAAGCGGGATCATTCTCGCCAATGAAACCAAAGAGGCGGAGAAGTGGAACAACCAAGTCGCGAAGATCGTGGCGATCGGCCCGCTTGCGTTCAAAAAACGAGACTCGATGGAGCCGTGGCCCGAGGGCTCATGGGTTTCTGTCGGAGACTTCGTTCGTATGCCCAAATGGGGTGGCGATCGCTGGGAAATTCCCTTCATGGTCGGCGACGAAGAACACAAAGCGCTGTTCTCTGTGTTCAACGATCACGAAATCATTGCCAAGATCACCAGCGATCCGCTGATGGTTAAGGCGTTTATTTAATTTTGGGAAAAAATTATGACTCCAACTGACAAAATGGAAATGCAAGTCGCAGAAGAGCAGGACGGTTCCGCCGTTGTGCAGCTTCCTGATGACGAGATTAGCCCTCAAGCTCCTGACAAAGATCCTGATGACGATAACCAAGACTTAGCCGCAGGTGGCAGCGTTGATGACGACGCAAACGATGGCTTGGATTTAGATCCAGACCGTGAAGCCATCCGCGCAGCGCGTCGTGAAGAGCGCAAGCTCAAGAAAAATCTTCACCGTGAGAAGGCTCGCGAATCGAATCACCTGATCAACGCCTTGCGCAAGCAAAACGCTGAACTCGCAGATCGCTTGTCTCGCGTTGAACGCAGTACATCTGGTGCCGAGATGGCTCGCGTCGATAAAGCAATCGATGACGAGGCTGTGCGCGTCGAGTACGCCAAGATGAAAATGCAAGAAGCCATCGCTGCTGGTGATGGGATCGCCGCGACCCGCGCCCAAGAGGCATGGTACGAGGCTCAACGTAAGGTTGAATCGTTGCAGGCGCTTAAATCCAACGCTACACGCCAGCAACAGCAGCAGCCAACCAAGCCAGTCGCTCAAGATGCGAATGTTGTGCGCATGGCAAGGGACTGGATGGATCGAAACCGCTGGTATCGCCCAGACGACTCCGAAAACGTCGAGACTGCGATCACTCAACGCATCGATGCGGCGCTCACTAACGAGGGTTTTGACCCTGCCAGCGAAGATTATTGGGATGAGCTCGATAATCGCTTGAAAAAATATGTACCACAGCGCTATACTGACGAAAATGACAGGGAATCACCCCGAAGTCAACGTCCGAGGTCGATAGTGACTAGTTCTGGCAGAGAGTCAGCAGCAACACCGCGAGGGAATCAGTTCGTACTGAGCCCAGAGCGCGTTTCTGCTATCAAAGAAGCTGGAAAATGGCAAAATATCGAATCACGCAACAAGATGATCAGAAAGTACGCTGAGTACGATCGTCAGAACAAAGGACGTTGAAATCATGGATACCCGAATCAAAAAGAATCTTTCTTCTGGTCGTGAAAACCGCGCAGTACAAGATGAATCGCGTGATGCACCAGAGAATCAGTCAGCTTTATCCGAGGAACGTCGTAGGATGTTCCGCTCGGAGTTCCTGCAAGAGGCGCTTCCGACCCCTCCCGCTATCCCGGGATACCATCTATGTTGGTTCTCATCAACAAATCAATACGACCCCATTCACAAGCGTATGCGACTAGGCTATGAGCCAGTGAAAGCCGATGATCTGCCCGGCTTTGAGCACATGAAGGTGAAGGCTGGCGAGCACGTTGGCTTTGTAGCTTGCAATGAGATGCTCTTGTTTAAAATTCCAGAGGAAATTTATCAAGAAATCATGTTGGAACAACATCACTACGCCCCTCTTGAAGAGGCAGAGAAGATCAAGATCCAGCAAGAGCAACTACTCGACCAGCGCGACAGTGGCGGTAAGTCATTGGTTAAGATTGAGGGCAGCATAAATACCAACAAACCTAGAGGTCTTCCGACCTTTTAATGAGGAGTAAGTTATGTCTGCAACTTCTGCTCCGTTTGGTTTGCGCCCCGCATACTTCCCTACTGGGTTGGAACGCGCTCAAGCTCTTGCCAACGGAATCACTTCTGGCTATGCCACTAACATCCTGAAAGGTCAGGCTGTTCAGTATTCACCAAACGCTGGCGTCATTTTGCCAGTACTCGATACAACCACCAACAGCGGTCTGGTTTCAGGCGCTTTTGCGGGTGTAGAGTTTACTGACACAACTGGTCGCCGTCGCGTGTCGAATTACTGGCCCGCCAGCACCTCTGGTACAGCAATCGTCGCCTATTTCTACAACGATCAACAAATCGTTTATGAAATCCAGACCGACGGAACTGTTGCGCAAACTTCGATCGGTAACGAAGCGAACTTGAGCAACTTCACTGCTGGATCTACCACTACAGGTCTGTCACAGATGACCCTGTCAGCCTCATTGGTTGGCTCTGGTTCTGCTGGTCAGTTTCGCATTGTCGACATTGCCCCCTACCCGGGCAACAACTGGGGTGACCCATACGTTATCGTTCGCGTACAAGTCAGCAAGCCACAGTTTGTCGCAACTGTTAACGCTATCTAAGGAGGACTAGAAAATGGCCGCTCCAATGCGCAGTACCGACTTTCGATCGATCGTTGAGCCAATTCTCAATGAATCGTTCGATGGCATCTATGACCAACGAGCCGACGAGTGGAGCACAGTGTTCCGCGAGCAAGAAGGCATCCCACGCAACTACCACGAAGAACCCGTTCTGTACGGTTTTGGCGCGGCACCACAGTTACCTGACGGTAGCCCAGTGACGTACCAGCAAGGTGGCGTGCTGTTTCTCAAGCGCTATGTGTATAACGTGTATGGCTTAGCCTTCGCGTTGACCAAAGTGCTCGTTGAAGACGGCGACCACATCCGTATCGGTCAGGTTTATGCAAAGCATTTGGCTCAGTCTCTGGTTGAGACCAAAGAATTGCTGTGCGCAAACGTGCTTAACCTTGCTTTCAACTCAGCGTTTGCTGGTGGCGACGGCGTGGCATTGAGCTCGGCTTCGCACCCGATCGTGAACGGTACATTCAGCAACCTGTTGGCGACCCCTGCTAACCTGTCGCAGACCTCGCTTGAGCAGTTGCTCATTCAGGTTCGTCAGGCAGTGGACAACAACGGCAAGCGTATTCGTCTGCAACCGCTGAAGTTGGTGGTGGCACCGGGCAACGTGTTCCAAGCTGAAGTTCTGCTCAAATCAGTTCTTCGTACTGGCACCGCCAACAACGACATCAACCCAGTCAAATCGATTGGTTTGTTGCCTGAAGGCGCTACCGTTCTGAGTCGTCTGACTTCGCCTACCGCATGGTGGGTTCAGACCGACGCCCCAGAAGGTATGAAGCTCATGATGCGTCGAGCCCTCGAGAAGACGATGGAAGGCGACTTTGAAACTGACTCGATGCGCTACAAAGCCACCGAGCGTTACGATGTCGGCTTCACCGATCCTCGCGCTATGTTCGGCACGCAAGGCGTGTAAGTAACGGGGGCGGTGAAATACCCGCCCCTTTTTCTATCAACCGAGTGGTTCAAGCCACAGGAGATTTAAAATGCCACAATTTTCAGACGACCTATTCTTAGGTTCTGCACAGACTTACATGGGTACAGGTCTGCGCAATTATTCAACTACCGCAATTGGTGGTACTGGTAGCGTTTCGTCAACAACCTTGACAATCACTTCAGTGGGCTTTGGCGCACCGATCACGCTCGGTATGTTTGTTGATGGCGCAGGCGTGACTGACGGTACGTACATCACTGCGTTCGGCACTGGTACTGGTGGTGCTGGCACTTACACCCTCAACCAAGCAATCAACATTGCAAACACTGTTGCGTTGACTTTGCATGATTTAGAGGCTTTTGATAATCCATCTCCAATGAGCATCGGCGTGGGGCCTTTAGGTCGCATCTATGTGTGGGATGTGGTTCCCCAAGCCGCTGTTGCTAACAACATTGCCGCATCACAAACGCCTGCTGCCGCTGGTTCATTGACGTTAACGGCTGGTACTAGCGTAAAGTCAATTACAACAGCCGCTGGCACTTCTGCTTTTGCTCTTGATGTGCCTCGTGGCGTTAGCGTAACAACTGCAACTGCCGCTGCTGCAACATTATCAAGCGTTGTGATTGCAGGCACTGGTGGTCAAATCACCTTCACCTCGCAAGCTGGTTTGGTAACTGGTCAGCGTTTGACAATCTCTGGCACTTTAGGTGGCACAGGTACTATCACTGGCTACACCAACCCAACGACCTATATCCTGACCGCTGTG